GCAGGCAAATATTGACCTGATGAAACAGGGCAATGAAGAGAAGAAAAATGAATTAAAAATTCGATTTGCTCAAAATCGATATGAAGCTGATCTTAAAGCATTAGAATTACAAAAACAAAAAGATCTTGAACGCGGCATACGTGACGAAGCACTTGACAAGAAACTTATAGCAGCTAAGAAAAGGTTAGCCGAGGCTCATAAAAATGAAATAACAAAAATAAAAGATGGCGTATTAACCAATGCAAAACTTAATGCTCAAAAAGAAGCAGAAGTAGAACTTAACCAAAGTTTAAGCAATGCACAAGATGTCTTAAAAGATTTTGCCAAAAACGAAGATAGCTTTTTGGTATCACCAGATGGTACAGTAATTAAAGATACTAGACCAAGTGTGCCTGTTGGACAGTACAGTAGTGCTAGAGATGTTGGCGTAAGAGGCACTATTAAAGCAGGTGATGAAACTAACGCTTTGGACGTTATAAGTGAACAGAACCTTCGCCAAAAGAGAATGGACAATCCAGATTACGTTCCTGGAAAGTCAGAAAAAGAAGCAGCAGATGCGGCTGCACTAAATACACAAGCAAGTTTACAGATACAATCTGAAACTTTAAAAGTACAACATCGAATATTAGACGCACTTGAAGAAATGTCTAGTATGAGAGCATAGGGAATTAGATGAGCTGGAAAAAGTATTTTACTCCTGTAGCAGTTGATAACAATTCGGGTAGCTACAGCCCAATAAGCGGCGGCGGCCGACCTGGTCCTGCACGTTCAAATTATAGTTCTTACCTACCTGACGTATATGCTGGTAGTCCAAATCGTATTGAAAAATATATGCAGTACGACACAATGGATATGGATTCAGAAGTAAACGCAGCACTAGATATTCTTGCAGAATTTTGTACAGGAAAAGACAGCGGTAATTTAAGTAATTTTAACTTTAACTTTAGAGGGCAACCTTCCGGCACTGAAACTAAACTTCTTAAAGAAGCAATGCAGAAGTGGAGTAAGTCACAACAGTTTGAAACACGTATGTTTCGTATTGTGCGTAACACTTTCAAGTACGGCGATGCATTCTTTTTAAGAGATCCAGAAACTAAAAAATTACTTTATATTGACAACGCAAAAGTTTCTAAAATTATTGTTAACGAGTCTTCAGGAAAAATTCCAGAGCAATATGTAATCAAAGATATTAACTTTAACTTTAAAGATTTAGTTGCAACAACACCACACGGTACAACAAACACAGCACCAAGCGGAACTAGTTCATACACAAGCGGTGGTGGGTTTGGCCGAGGTATGGTAGGTGATGCAGCACAGCCAACAGGCACACGTTTTCAAAATCAACAAAATGAAATTACTGTAGATGCAAAACACATTGTACATATTTCTTTAAGTGAAGGCTTAGACAACAATTACCCATTTGGTAATTCATTACTTGAAAGTGTGTTTAAAGTTTACAAGCAAAAAGAATTACTAGAAGATGCAATTATCATTTATAGAATACAACGTGCTCCTGAAAGAAGAATTTTTTATGTTGATGTAGGTAACATGCCTGCACACATGGCAATGAGTTTTGTTGAAAAAGTTAAAAACGAAATACAACAAAGACGTATTCCTAGTTCAACAGGTGGCGGAACAAGTGTTATTGACGCAAGTTATAATCCGTTATCAACTAACGAAGATTACTTCTTTCCACAAACAGCAGAAGGAAGAGGTTCTAAAGTTGAAACATTACCAGGCGGAACTAACCTAGGTGAAATTACAGATTTAAAATACTTTACTAACAAACTGTTTAGAGCTTTACGTATTCCAGCAAGTTATTTGCCAACATCAATTGATGAACAAGCAAACACTGTTTCGGATGGTAAAGTAGGAACAGCATATATTCAAGAACTAAGATTTAACAAATACTGCGAAAGACTTCAAAGCATTATGTGTGAAGCGTTTGACAAAGAGTTTAAACTTTGGTTAGACGGTAACGGCTATAACATTGATGCATCACTGTTTAACATTAACTTCCAACCACCACAAAACTTTGCAGCATACAGACAAGCAGAACTTGATACTACCAGAGCGAATATTTTTAGTGTAGTAGATGCAATTCCGCATTTAAGTAAACGTTTTGCAATGAAACGTTACTTAGGTTTATCACAAGAAGAAATTGTGGAAAATGAAAAATTGTGGAAAGAAGAAAATGCCGGTAACTTACAAGAACCAGGTGATGCTGGTGCGGAGTTAAGATCGGTAGGTGTAACGCCTACGGGGATGGCAACAGACGGCGCAGCCGAAGAAGCAGAAGCGCCAGCTGAAGCACCTCCGGCAGATGATGTAAGTGGTGGAGAAACAGCAGAAACTCCTGCAGTTTAATAAATACTAGTATGCTTTTGAAAGAATTTTTATATTTTAACGATGACGTAAACGATTTTTCCGTTGACCGTCGTTACGACAATAAGAAAGACGATGACGTCCTTGAAAAAGATGACACTAGAAAAATACGCCTTACATTACGTCAAATTAATCAATTAAGATTACAATCCGAAGCTCATGTTGCTGAAAAAGAATCAGAGCTAGATTTTATTAGACAAATGTATGGGGCGAAGCTTGAGCAAGAAGAATAAAAAACTCCATAAAGATATAGCATTTGTATTAGGCAACGGTATGAGCCGTAGAGCTATTGACTGTGAAAAACTTTTAAAAGTTGGCACAGTGTATGGTTGTAATGCACAATATAGAGAATTTGATCCTCATTACATTGTAGCAGTAGATGTTAAAATGGTTAATGAGATGATTGAAGCAAACTACCATCAAAAGGGTTCAGTTTGGACTAATCCTAATAAAGGTATTAAAACTAATACCGGTATTAACTTTTTTAGTCCACACAAAGGATGGAGTAGTGGACCAACAGCACTATGGTTTGCAGCACAAAACGGACACAGGCATATCTACATTGCTGGTTTTGACTATCAAGGACTTAAAGGAAAGTTTAATAATGTATATGCAGACACCTTTAACTATAAGAAAACCACTGATTCTGCAACGTTTTTTGGTAATTGGTTAAGCCAAACAGAGAAGGTTATTAAGGAATTTACCAAGACAACCTTTTATAGAATCATTGAAGATGGCGCATTTATACCAGATAAACTAGGTCCGCAGCACACTAACTTGAAGCATGTTAGTTTGCGTGATTTTGACAATACCTTTGAAGGAACTATATATCAACACAAAATGAGTCAAAATACTACCATTTAACCCTATTTTTATAACAATTATGTAAATATATAACAAACAGCCTTACCGATAATTTCAAGGAGAACAAAAATGGCAGATAAATCTACATTAGAACAAATGCTTGAAAACTTGGTTAACGATAACCAAGAGAAAGCAGAAGAATTATTTCACGAGTACGTGGTTTCTAAATCACGTGAAATCTACGAAAACCTTATTGAAGAAGAAATGAAAGATGAGGAAGTAGACGAAACTTCAGATAACGAAGACGAAGCAGTTGACGAAGCATCAAAAGATGATGATGCATCAGAAGACAAAGTTGATGAAGCATCAGATGATGACGCAGAAGACAAAGTTGATGAAGCTACTGACGAAGACGAAGTTAAAGAAGACTCAAAAGACGAAGAAGTCGACGAAGAGTTTGAAGACGTTGCAATTGAAGGCGAAGACGATATGCCTGATATGGGTGGCGATCCTACAGACGATTTAGAATCAGAAGTTGATGCAGACTCAGAAGAAGAAGAAGGCGAAAAAGAGCCAGCTGAGTTATTCCAAGATCTAGATTCAATTGTTGATGAGTTACAAGCAAAATTTGACGAAATCAAAGGTGATGAAGGAGAAGGCGACATGGATTCAGATATGGATTCAGAAGAAGCTTTTGCTCCAGAAACATCTGAAACCCCAGAAGTTGACGAACTAGATACTTTTAGAGAGTATGTAGAAAAAGTTGCTGGCGGACACGGTGCTGAGAAAAAAGGTGCACCTGAAGGCGCAGAAAGCAAAAAGTCAGTTGTCGACAATATGAAAAACGACATGGGCGGAACTACAGCTAATATTGCTAAAGGCGGCGAAGATTCAGGTAAGAATGATGGCGGACTAGCAGACATTACACCGAAAGACATTGGTGTAAATGATCCTAAAGCAGCAGCCAAAGGCGCTTTTAAAGAAAAAACAGCAGGACATGGCGCAGAAAAGAAAGGCGCAGGTGAATCAGCTGATAATAAGCAGTCAATTTTCCGTAGCAAACGATAGTAAAAAGGAAGACTATAAGTGAAAACTACACTAGCAGAACATCTGAGCTTCGATCAGGCTAAAATCGTAATTGAGCGTGATGAGCAGGCGGATGGTAAGTCGTTACATTTGAGTGGCATCTGTATTCAAGGTGACATTCGTAACGCTAATCAGCGTGTTTATTCTTCTAAA